AGTATTGACATCTAAATATAACTATCCTATATACCTTTTACGAAAGGAATATAAGTTATGAATATAGATATAAGAAAATTTGCACCGAAACAAGTTGAGTCTGTTAACGCAGAAGAATTAACAGAAGCTTTAGAACAATTTAAATCTGTTGGAGCACAAGTATTAGCTGCTGAAATAAAATTAAAAGAATTAAAAGATCAAGAAAAATATATTAGTGAATTTGTTATCCCTGATATAATGAATAAAATGAATTTAAGTACTTTAAAACTGAAAGATGGATCAGAACTTGCAGTTAAAAAAGTATATAGCGCCAAAATAAAAGCTGAGAAAAAAGCTGAGGCGATACAATGGCTTCGCGACAATGGCCTGGGAGATATTGTTAAAAATAATATCTCTGTTGCTTTTGGTCAAGGTGAAGAAAACAAGGCAATGGCTTATGCTACCCTTGCAAAAGAGTCGGGGTATGAACCTTCTCAAACTGAAAAGGTTGAACCCCAGACTCTAAGAGTAACCATGGAAGATTGGAAGAACAAAGGAAACGAAGTTCCGCAAGATCTTTTTTGGGTGTTTGAAGGCAACCAAACAAAAGTAAAATAACAAATAACAAATAACAAATAGGAGTACATATGAGTACACAAGTCGTAAAGAAGAATAGTGCAGGTGCACTAGCTTCAATCAATCTAAGACAATACGCTGGTAAAGGAACAGAAGAGATCGGTCAAGATGATGTATCAACACCGATATTAAAAATCCTTCATCAGTTATCACCAGAGTGCAATTCAAGAAGCGCTAAATATGTTGAAGGTGCAGAGCCTGGCATGATTTATTCTGCTAACTTGGGTTCACTAATTGATGGTGAAAAAGGTGTGGACATTACAGTTGCATACTCACAAACAAGATGGCCTGAATGGCAAGAAAAAGGTGAGGGTAGTTCTGCACCAGTTGCAACACACATGAATCCACCAAGTGATGCACAAGAAGAAATTAGAGGTATCAAATATAGATTATCAAATGGTAACTATGTTGAAAAAACTATTTACTTCTATGTGATTGCAATGGTAGATGGAACACCTAGAAAAGCAGTCATGACAATGAGATCATCAAATTTAACTCCTGCAAGGGATTTAAATAATAAATTGATGAATCTTAAAGCTCAAGACGATAAAGGTTCATTCCAAGCACCTACATTCATGGGTGTATTTAAATTAAAGACAGCAGCTAAAAATGCAGGAGATAAAAGTTGGCATGTTTACAAACCTACGTTTGTAAGAATGTTAGATACTTCTGTAGAAACAGATGCATCTTTGTTTAAAATGGGAGCTGAATTCCAAGAACAAGTGTCTAAAGGAACTGCAAAACCTAAATACGAAAAGGTTGAGCAACCAAAAGAAGACATAGCCTAATTCCTAGGAGATGGGCGGGGATGCGAGAGTGGATCCGCCCATTAAAAATTTTAATACAGGTTAAAGATGCAAGAATTTATAGATATATTTAGTGGATTAAGACGTAGGTATGGTTTCTGTAATGTACAGAATGGTAAAACGGATCCGGCAACAGGAAAAAAGTATTTTGACAAAGGTGATTATGGTTGGTCAAAAGTTGAATTAAAAGATGAAGATTACATAGAACATTTAAAAGGCACAAGATCTATAGGTATACAACCTTGTGATGATAATGATGAAGCAGTATTTGGTGCAATAGATATTGATCCAAGAAATTATTCAACATTTAGTCCACAAAAATATTTAGAAATTATAGATAAAAAACAATTACCATTAATACCAGTTAAATCAAAAAGTGGTGGATTACATTTATATGTTTTTGCAAAAGAAAAAGTAAAAGCATCAGACATAAGAGAATTTTTAGAAGACATGTTATTTATACTGGGGTTACCACCTAGTACAGAAGTATATCCAAAACAAACTACATTAAAATCAGAAGGAGCTGATGGAAATAAATCAGTAGGTAGTTTTATAAACCTTCCATATTTTGCAAAGAATGATCGAGTTGCTATGTTTACTAATGGTGAAGAAATGAACTTTGATACATTTATGAAAGTAGTTAAACTAAATTCTAAAACTAAAAAAGAATTACATGAAATAAAAAATGGTAAAATAAGTGATGCGTTAGTTGGAGAAAGTGATGAGTTTAAAGATGGTCCACCATGTTTATCAGTTATCTGTGGACAATTAGAACAAGGAACTTATTCAGATCCAGATGATGGTGGCGCACATAATAAACTACCAGATGGTAGAGATGAATTTTTATATAATATTATGGTTTGGGCTAAGAAAAGATTTTCAGATAAATGGGAAACTGTTGTTAAAAAGAAAGCAGAAGATTTAGTTAAGTATGATGTAAGTTGGGATACTAAAAAAATAGATGATAAAATAAGAGTATGGAAAAAAGAAACTGCTAGTTATAAATGTCATGGTAAACCAGTTAGTAGTTTTTGTAATAAGAATGTTTGTTTAAAAAGAAAATATGGAATAGGTGGTCAAGTACATGCTGATTGGCCTGAGATAGTTAGTATAACTAAATGGGAATATAGACCAGAACCTGCATTTGAATTAGATGTTAAGACACCTTCAGGTAAACTTAAAAAAGTATTTGCAAAAAATATTGAACACATCATTGAACAAAAAAGAATTAAAGCATTACTAGCAGCACACGTTGGTATACTTCCTCCATCAATGAAGAATGTTCCATTTACACAAATGATAAATTCATTGTTAAGTACAGCACAATCTGAATGGCCAGAAAAAGAAACACAACCAATTGGTATATTATTTAATGAAATTAAAAACTGGATTAACGGAGCAGAAGCAGAAAACTCTACAACGTTTGAACAAGGATCTGTTTTAAAAGAAGATGGTAGAGCATGGTTTACCTGGAGTCATTTTTATGAAGAATTAAAAAGAACACATCAATGGGGAACTAAAAGCGATAAAACATTAGAAGATGTTAAAAGACATTTTAAAGCAGAATATAAACAAAAAAGATATCCAAAAGCAGAAGGACAAAAAGAATCTAATAAACCTGTGTGGGCAGTATCTGTTGATTTAGATACATTTGAAGAAGATCAAGCACCAGATGAAATTATAGAATATAATCCAAGTGGTGAGGATATTGCTTAATGATATACAAATTTTATGGTCCTCCGGGCACCGGAAAAACATATAGATTAATATCTAGAGCTAAGGCTTATGTAAGAACGGGCACCCCATTAGATAAAATAGGTTACTTTGCTTTTACGAAAAAAGCTGCAGAGGAAGCCCGTAACAGAATGCCAGCAGAAAATAAAAAACTAAAATACTTTCAAACACTACATTCATTTGGATATAAAACTTTAGGTTTAGATGATTCAAGAGTATTACAACCAGAACATTATCAAACGTTTGGTAAAAGAATTGGTATAAGAGTTAAATATACAGACAGAATAAATAAACAAGAAATACCTTACTTAAGATCAGACAATCCATATTTTAAATTAATACAAAAAGCAGAAAACAAACTTATAGAACCTGTATCAGAATATAATTCAGGTGAATATGATCGAAAAGTAATTAAAAAAAGAATGTTAACTTATATTTATAATAACATGAAAGAATATAAGAAAACATATCAGCTCTATGATTTTAATGACATGATTAGAATGTTAACTAAATCAAACAAAATTCCACAATTTAAAGTTATATTTATTGATGAAGCTCAAGATCTATCACCATTACAATGGAAACTATTTGATAAATTAAAAGAACATGCTGAAGATATATATCTTGCAGGAGATGATGACCAGGCAATCTATGCATGGGCTGGAGCAGACGTAAAAAGATTTATTCAAGAACCTGCAAAAGAAAAAGTATTAAAGTTTTCTAAAAGAATATCTGAAGTAGTACAATTAGAATCTAAAGTACCTATAAGTAGAATCAAGGGTATAAGAAAGAAAAAAGAATACTTACCTAGAACCTATAAAGGTAAATCACAATACATATCAAATTTAAATCAAGTTAATTTATTAAAAGATAAGTGGTTGATACTTACTAGAACTCAACAAACTGCTGCAAATATAATGACAGAATTAAAAAATAAAAATTTATATTACATGTTTAAAACAGAAAAAAGTTATCAAGTTAAACTTTATAAAAAAATAAAAAACTATTTACGTTGGTGTGATGGTGAACAAATTGAAGATAAAGAAACAAAAGATATTTTAAAACTTACTAGTGAAAATCAATTAGTTAAAAAGCAATGGTACAAATTTTTTGATAAAGCTCCTATAAAAGAAAAGACCTACATACTAAAACTTATGGAGCAAGGTGAAGATTTAGATGCTGATGCACGTATAAGAGTTTCAACTATTCATTCTATAAAAGGTGGTGAAGAGGACAATGTAATATTGTTCATGCACCAGGGATCAAAGATACAAAAGAGTATTAAACGAAGTATCGAAAAACAGGATGAAGAACATAGAGTATGGTACGTAGCAATAACTAGAGCCAGAAATAATTTATATAAACTAAAAACAAATAACAAACTAACGGAGTATCCAATATGACAAACAAAGGTATATTTGAAAACGCATTTCCACAAGACAAGCAGATAGGTGGGAATCACTACAAAGACTTTTATATTCAACCATATGAATTTATTTCTAAGAATGAGCTTTCTTTTTTTCAGGGGAACGTTATAAAGTATGTGTGTCGTTATAAAAATAAAAACGGCATACAAGATTTAGAAAAAATAATTCATTATTGTGAATTAGAAATTAAAAAGATGAAAGACATGGGTAAAAAGAAATGAATATATTTGCAGTACATGACTTATGTTTTTACACAATATGTACTTATTATTTTTGGGGTAAATTAATATGATAGTACCAGATACAGAATGGCTACAGCCAGAAGAATTTCCTGACTTAAGACAATATGATGAAATAGCAATTGACTTAGAAACTAGAGATCCTGATTTAAAATCAAAGGGATCAGGTGCTATTATAGGTGAAGGACAGATAGTTGGTATAGCTGTTGCAGTTACAGGTTGGTCAGGTTACTTTCCAATAGCTCATGGTAGTGGTCCTAACATGGAACGTAAGAAAGTTTTATCTTGGTTTAAAGATGTTTGTGAATGTCCTGCAGATAAAATATTTCACAATGCAATGTACGACGTATGTTGGATCAGAGGTGAATTAGGTTTTAATATTAATGGACAAATCATAGACACTATGATTGCAGCATCATTAATTGATGAAAATAGATTTCAATTTACATTAAACTCTTGCGCCTGGACATGGTTGAACAAAGGTAAAAGTGAAGCAAGATTAGTACAAGCAGCTAAAGAAAGAGGTTTAGATCCTAAAGCAGATATGTGGAAAATGCCTGCAATGGATGTTGGACACTATGCAGAAAAAGATGCTGAACTAACTTTAGAGTTATGGCAAAAATTTAAAAAACAAATTATAGAAGATGATCTTCAAGATGTATTTAATCTCGAAACTGATCTGTTTCCTTGCTTAGTCGATATGCGCTTCCTAGGCGTCCGGGTAGACGTGTCCAAAGCCAATCAATTGAAAACAGCACTGGCAGTAAAAGAACAAAACCTAATACACCAAATAAAAATAGACACAGGAGTAGAAATTCAATTAATGGCTGCAAGAAGTATTGCACCACTTTTTGAAAAATTAAAATTACCTTTTTCACAAACTCCAACAGGTGAACCATCATTTACTAAAAACTTTCTTGTTAATCATGAACATCCAATAGTTCGTATGATAGCAGAAGCTAGAAAAATAAACAAGGTTAGAACTACATTTATTGATTCAATTATTAAATATGAACATAATGGTAGAATACACGCAGATATAAATCAAATAAGATCTGATGATGGTGGCACCATTACTGGAAGATTTAGTTATCATAATCCAAACTTACAACAAATACCTGCAAGAGATCCGGACACTGGTCCATTGTTAAGATCACTATTTATACCTGAAGAAGGTATGAAGTGGGGTACATTTGATTACTCGCAACAGGAACCAAGATTAGTAACTCATTATGGTATTAAAGCAGAATTACCTACAGCTTATACTATTGGTGATGAGTATAAAAATAATCCATCAACAGACTTTCATAAGATTGTTGCACAATTAGCAGAAATAGATCGTAAAGAAGCTAAGACAATTAACTTAGGTTTATTTTATGGTATGGGTAAAGCTAAACTACAAAATGAATTGGGTGTAACTAAAGACACAGCTGATGATTTGTTTGCAAAATATCATGAGAAAGTTCCATTTGTAAAACAACTATCAAATAAATTAATGAACATAGCAACTAGTAAAGGAATGATAAGAACTTTATTAA